TTACAGTTTGGATTATTACACATAATTTTCTCCTTGTCAATTATTTATTTGCCTTGTCCGCGATATCTTTTCCATGCCCTTCGAATTCCTTTATTCTTAGGACGACTATATCCGCTGTTTCCTATACTAGTCCTTTTACGGAATCTTGTCTTTTTTGTTATTGTTTTTTGCGCCATTTTATCCTTTTACATCGCATTTTTCTTATCTTGGATTTCTTTACGTCTATCCTTGGTTAGTTTTCCAAGATCACCAAGTGCTTTCCTAGCCCTGGCTGCTGCTGCTTTTACGCCTTTTTCATCAAATGTGGTAGATTCTGCAATATACGCTGTATATGCGTGTACAATTTGTTCATGTAATGTCATTTTATATTCCTAAACTTATTCCTGTTGTAGATTGTAAGTAATGGTCTGAGATTTCCTTAACTGGTTTTGCAACAAACATTACTTGATTTTTGTTTAAGTTAATGTCAGTTTCTGGATCAACTGTTAGAATAAAAGGTATTAAGGCTAAACCTTTTTCAGCCATCATAGCTGCCATGGGTTTAGAAAGTTTTAATACTGTATCTGTTTCGTCTTGCATCCGTGCAACGATTTCTTCTCCGCTTGATAATCTCACTGTAACTACGTCACCTTTTTTATAGGGTGTTTCTATGAGCATGTCATCCTTCTTTATGCATTGTTTGTTTATAATTCATAGTTTCAACATAGGTAATCATTTGATCACATCCACCTATATTTTTTCCATCAATCTTTATTTGTGGAAAAGTTTTTGCTCCCGGGAACCATTCAAAGATTTGATCTCTTGTGAAATCTTTATCTAATTGTTTGTACTCGTATTCTAATTCTCTAGTTTCGCAAAAAGTTTTTGCTTGATGACATTTAGGGCAAGAACTTTTTCCATAAATTTCAATCATAATGAAAATCCTTTTAATACGTCTTTGTTAACATCTTGTTTAATGCCGCCAATTATATACGACTCTACTTCTGTTTCTTGGGGAGCGACTTGCAATCCTGAGCTGCTTAACCAATGTGTAGTCCATGGTAGCGGATTAGTGTTCACTGGTTGTTCAAATATTGTTTCATACCCAAGTGCTTTTAAACGCCTGTTTGCAATATATTCAACATATTGATCTAACAGCGTTTTATTTAGCCCAATCATCGATCCATCCCTAAATAAATATTCCGCCCAAGCTTTTTCTTCGTTTACGCATTCCCGCCAAATATCATAAACCTCTTGCTCGCATTCTTTTGCTGCTTGTTGCATAGCAGGATCGTCTTTGCCTTGCATCCATAGTTTTAATATGTGTGTGCTGATTGCTAAATGTTGTGCTTCATCACGTGCAATGAAAGAGATAATTTTCGCAGATCCTTCCATTAATTTTAATTCACCAAACCCAAAGGTGCAAGCAAATGAAACATAAAATCTTAATCCTTCAAGGATATTTACAGTCATCATTGCAAGAAAAAGTTTTTTGTTTAAGATTTTTTTGTCAATTGACCTATCGTGTGCATATTGGTGTGCAAGTTTCATAAATTCATCGTAATACTTCGTTACACTATTTGCACGATTAATAATCATTTCGTCGTCTAGTATCGTATCAAATACTTCCTCTGGATTTGCATATACATTTTTCATGATATGCGTGTAAGATCGACTGTGGATAGTTTCAAAGAAATCCCATGTAACAATACATCCTTCTAATTCAGGCAGTGATACATATGGAAGGAAAGCCAGGCAAGGACCTCTACCCTGTACGCTATCAAGCAAGGTTTGATATTTTAGATTAGCAGTAAAAATATGTTTTTGTTCTGGTCGGAAATTTTGATAATCCGCACGATCTTTTTGTAAACTTACTTCCTCAGGACGCCAAAAATAACCAAGCATTGTTTGATTTAATTTATCAAACTGTGGAAATTTAAATGTATCATACCTTTGTACATTTTGATCAGCACCAAAAAACATATGTTGTTTGCTGAAGTCAACCTTATCTCGATTAAATACAGTTTTCATTGTTTGTCCTTAAAATTATATTGCACAAGCTTCGCATTCCTCTTGCTCACTTGGATTTGCGATTGGTAGTGGATTATTACTAGCACTAACTTCTTCTTCAACTTCGCTGGGGTCAGTTTTAAAATCATATGTGTTTTGATAATAACTGGTTTTCCACCCTAACTTATAAGTGGTTAAAAGATCTTTTAACATAATACTCATTGGTACTTCATTATTTTCATAATGTGTTGGATTATAACTCCAATTTCCGCTAATTGCTTGATCAAAAAACTTTTGCATCACAGCGACAATATTAATATAACCTTGATTGTCAGGCATATCCCACAACAAAGTGTAATAATTCTTTAAAGTGGTGTACTGTGGCACAATCTGTTTAAGTGGTCCTTTTTTGCTTTTTTTAACCGAAAGATATCCCCTTGGAGGTTCTATACCATTTGTTGCATTCCCTACAACCGAACTACTTTCAGATGGCATTTGTGCCGACAATGTGCTGTGTCTTAATCCAAATAGTGCAATGTCCGATCTTAGCGTTTTCCAATCATATTCTAAATCTACTCGAACTTCATCGTCTATATCTTTTTTATATGTATCTATAGGCAGGATTCCTTTTGAATATTTTGTTCGAGAATACCCTTCACAACTGCCTTTTTCTTTTGCAAGAGTGTTACTTGACTTTAGGAGATAATATTGGAAAGCTTCTGTTAGTTTATGCACTAAGCTCCATGCTTCACGATCGTTGTAATCAACCTTGTTTTTTGCTAGATAGTGTGCCAACCCAATGTAACCAATGCCTAAACTGCGCCTAGCCTTTGTACTTTTCTCTGCTGCAACTACAGGATACTTTTGATAGTCAATAATTTCTTCTAATGAGCGAACTGCTAAATCGCATAAATCTTCAAGATCGCTGAGATCTTTCAGCAAACCAACATTTATTGCACTTAAAATACATAGCGCAATTTCGCCATCAGCAGCATCAATATGTTGGATTGGTTTTGTTGGTAGGGTAATTTCTTGACAGAGATTTGACATATAAACAGGATCAATAAAACTGCTATGAGTGTTGCTATGATCAACATTCATAATGTAGATTCTGCCTGTTTCGGCACGCTCTTTTATTAGTTCCGAAAATAATTCCATAGCAGGAATCTTGCGTTTTTTTATACTAGTTGCTCTTTCATATTTTTCATATAGTTGCTCAAATTTTTCAGGATCGCCAAAAAAAGCTTCATATAATCCAGGAACATCATGGGGAGAAAATAGTGTGATATCTTCATCATTTAGCAATCGCATATACATAGTTTTATTCAACTGGATTGAGTAATCCAGTTTCCGCACACGATTATCTTCTGTACCTTTGTTATTTTTTAGAACAAGGATATCTTCAATTTCTTGGTGCCATAACGGAAAATGTACTGTTGCACTGCCTCCACGGACACCATTTTGTGTACAACACCTGACTGTAGACTCGAACTTTTTCAAAAAAGGAATAACACCTGTATGGGCTACTTCTCCTCCACGGATTTTACTGTTCACTCCTCTTATACGGCCTGCATTAATGCCGATACCTGCCCTTTGTGCAATGTATTTTCCAATAGCCATATCAGATGAAAATATGCTGTCAAGTGTATCATCGCTGTCAACAAGGACACAACTGGCAAATTGTCGAACTGGTGTCCTAACTCCTGCCATTACAGGCGTAGGTATATTAATTTTAAAAGTTGATATTGCATCGTAATATTTTTTAACATAATGATGTCTTGTTTCTTTTGGATAATCTGCAAATAATGTCGCAGCAATCATCATATACATATATTGCGGAGATTCAAATAGTTGACCAGATGACCGATCTTGACAGAGATATTTGTCAACCACTTGACGCAATCCTGCATATGTAAAATTTTCATCTCTTTTGTGATTTATGTAAGAATCTAGTTTTTCTATGTCTTCAATGGTATATTTTTTTAGTATCTCTGCATCATAAACTTTTTTCTCAATATTTTGTGTAATCATTTCATATAAAGGAAGGGTTTTATATTGTCCAAATATTTCCTTATAGGTTGCATACAATAATAGTCTTGCTGCTGCATATTGATAATTAGGATGATCAAGACTTATCAAATCACTCGCACTTTTGACTAGTATTTCTTGTATTTCTTTAGTTGACATTCCGTCATAAAATTGAATGTTTGCATTCATTTCTATTTGGCTACTACTAACTCCTGCTAATCCTTCGCAAGCAAATTCAACAACCTTATGAATTTTATCAATATTTAATTCTTCTTTTATGTTACTTCTTTTAATGATATGAATTGTGTGTGACATTCTTGTTCCTTATCTTTTATTTATTGAGCTCTGCTTGGGTATATGTTCTTAAAATATAAAGATTTTCAGGTAGTGTTTGTAAAATTTCTTTGTCGTACCCGAGTATATAATTATCTATTTTCAATCGATAACTTATATATCCATTTATACTGTCTTTGATAACCAATAACGAATAATTAGATTTAGCAAATCTATCAGTATTTTTCAAACTGTAATAATATCCAAGTATTAGTAAAAAAGAACAATATCTATTGGCGTCAAGTAACTCCCATGCTGTGGGCCATGCTGATTGATTCCAAGGATCTATTTTGTTACTTTGTAGTATTGCGTCTTGGTAAAAGCAAATTACATCAAGCAATGGGTCATCACTGGTTTCAAGTTGTTTCCGAAATTTAGACCGAGAGACTAGTCTATCTTCAAAAGATGTTAATCCAAACATTAGGCAGCACTAAATTTTTTATTTCTTACTGTAAATTTAATTTGAGACGTATCATTACTAGGCATGAAGCTAATTACGTTAACTGAAACTGTATCATTTACTAAATCAAAATCTAAGTCTTCAAAATAGGCCGTGAAACTCACACTGTCTTCATAGGTAGTATCGCCTACATAGGTATAATCATCAGTGATTGAGATGGTAGGAGTTCCTCTTTTTTCAGTACTAATAATAATTTTTCCTACTCGTTGTGATTCGTATGTTAAACTTAATAGTTGGTAGTCAAGTTCAAAAGTTTGATTAGCAAAACCTGGTAACCTAAATAATTTTATACCACTACTTGTTCCTGTTTGTCCAAATTCTAATATTCTAGTAAAATTATCAGTATAATCAACAATGCCTTCGATTTCTGGAACATATTCAATCGTATTAATGTAGAGAGGATTATAACTTAAATTTGCTGTTCTTGAAAAATAATCTTGATTACTGATATTTCCTTCTCGGTTAAATTTAATTATAGAATAAGCTGGATCACCTTCTGTACCTCCTTCATTACCAACCGAAGTATATTGATTATTATTTGAAATATTATTTGTGCCTTCTTCTATCCAGATAGCGTAGCGAGCGATATTATCAAATTTTGAATTGCTAACAACAGTATTTTGTGGACCAATACTCCTGCCAGTAGCTGGATCACCATCTAAAATCATATCTACACCATATACCATTCCATAACCAAGATCAGAAAAAGTACATCTATCAAAAATAATATTATTAATATCCCAATTACTCATTACTCCAAATGTCCAACCTTGAACACTGCAATCTATAAATTTATTGTTGCTACTTTCTACAACACCACTAAGACTATCAAGTTTAATACCAATCCCTGACGTAAATCCAGTTGGAATAGAATCGCCTACCGTCCACGGACCTAGTATTTTGACATTGTTAAGGATACTTTCTCTACAGTTATCAAAAAATAATCCTATATTATTCTGTGTACTTTCTAAAGAGATATTTTCTATATAGATATTCCTACACTGATTATTGTAAGTTGTACTTGCACTCAAAGCAGGGTTACCTGGTGTACTATCTCCATTGACAGTTTGGAATATAGGATTTGCGGAAGTTTGACTAATTACAGTTTTATCAGGTCCGGCTCCTACTAGATTTACAAAGGGAGGTATATAAATCACATTGTCAATAGTGTAAGTACCAGGTTCTAAATATAATATTACCCTACTTTGTCTGTTAGTTTTATTTGCAGAGTTTAAAAATAATTGATCAATAGCCCTTTGCAACAATACAGTTGCATTTTGGCCACTATCTCCGGTTAATCCAAAAGATCTTACACTAACTCTATCATCGAGTCTATCTTGCAGGGTACGTCTTACTGGACTTACTGAACTCTCTCCAGTTTGGATATAAGAATCCTCAACTCTGTAACTATAAGTTCCAGCAAGTGAGAAAATATCATCAAATTGTGTTAATATTTTTGTATTGCCAACAGCAGGAGCACCTTCACTAACACTACCGTTACCGATATAAAGTTCTCTGGTATCAATTGCCCAACCAAATTCACCACTTGCTAATTGTGGTAATCCAGCACCTTGATTTGCCTGCCCTCTACGCACTTGAATGCGACTGATTTGTACAACTGCCACTCGTTTTCTCCTTAATGATACAACTATTTATCGTAGTATTGATAAACTCTTTCGTACCATTCATGGCGCCACGCAGAGTACTCGTCTGGCCAAATGTCAAATTGTTGATAAGTCAAATCTCTACAACACATAAAAATGTGTCCTTCGTTGATAGAAGTGCCATACAATTCATTATGTGCTTCTGCATATGCAACTAATTGTAAGAAATAATCTTCAACCCATTCAATTTTTTTTGGTTTATTTGATTGTTTGAAATCCATTATAGATGGATTTCCTTTATATGAACCAATTAAATCAGCAGTGCCAGCATAAAGCTTTGGCATGTATAGTGAAACTTCAGATCCCCAAATGGCATCTACTTGATCTAATGCAGATTCTTTTATTACAAAAGCCATTTTTTCAGCTTGTTGTCCGTAAGGATTGGATCCAGCACTTGGCCAAACTCCGTTTTCTATATATTTTTCAAGATACTTGTGCATCCTAGTTCCGATACCAGACGCCTCAGCGGTAATAGCTTTTGCTTGTTCGTGCCCTACTCTGTTCCTCCATTCGTTTAGATGTGTGTTATCTTTTGTTGCGCTTAATATTGTTGTTACACTAGCTACAGCAGTACCGTCAGGAGTTTCGTACAGTCTTTTTCCTTCTATTTGTTTTTTTTGTAAGGTTTTATAATCATAGACAGATTTTACAAGACTCATTAGGCAGCATCATCATCGTCGGTTAAATCAAATGAATAAACATCCTGATACATAAAAGGATCATTCATGTAAAAAGGATTAACATTTGAGTAAGGATCGTCTTCTGCTTCAACATGTTGTACCTCTGGTACATAGTGTTTAATCATTTGTTCAACACCCATTTTTAAAGTCATAGTGCTGCCTGCACACCCACTACATGCTCCGCCTAGCATAAGATTTAAAACACCATCTTCAAAGCTAACAAATGAAATATGGCCTCCATGTTCATCGACTGCGGGTTGGACATATTCATCTAAACATTTTTTTATTTCTTCTACGATTTCTTCTTTTGTTCTTGATTCTTCCATTTTTATTTTTTTATTTGGGATTTGCCATACTTTTAATTTCTAACACATTAAAATTTGGATCTTGTACAAAAAAGGTTTCTTGTTGATAATCAGTGAGCACAAATCTTGTGTACGGAGGATCTAAAAATCCAACAGTGTTTGCAACTCTGTCTCTTACTCGTATATATTCATCAAAAGGTAAGTGAATTCCAAAATGCGGTACAGATACCTGGCCCATATCTACATCATGTTTATTCCAATCAGCAGTTGTACGTGGATTAGATTCATGCAACGTTAATTCATTGCCCCAAAAGTCTACATCTTGCCATCTTCCTTCTTCCTTCATATCTAGTCTACAACCAAGAATATCAGTATAAAAAGGTAAAGTGGTTTTTAAATTACCTGCTTCTAGTGCTAAATGAAATCTATTACTCATGATTATATTATCCTTTAGTATATTTTAGTTTACCTTTTTTGTCAAGTTAAACTATCGCCTAAATCCGTTGCATTTTTGGCCATTTTTTCAACTTCATCACCTTGTGCATCTTGTTGTTGCTGAGTTGAGTCTATTGTATTTGCGGTTTTTGGTTCTATGCCATCTTGATTAAAGTTATTAACCATTGTTTTAACCCTTGCATCGGTATCATAAGCGGCTTTGAATGTACCGTAATCAAACTGCTCTCCGCCAATATTCTGCATTAATTTGTTGATATCTAGATTTTTTGCATTAGGTTTTAATTTATCTTTAGTTGGAGTATTAAAGTGGAGGAAAAGTGCGGTGTTATTACTGTCGGCAGCGGAAATTACTGTGCGAAGAACCTGCACTAATTTACTAGTAGCAGGTTCTGCTTCTTCATTTATTTTTTTTTTGAACTGAGTATTGTGCCTAATGATCTTGCTAGGCGTTGATGTTCTAGTATTTTGTGTTGTCTGAGTGTGCGTTCAATTGATTCACGCCTGGTTCTGCCTGTTGGTTCCTCGCCGCCTGCCGCTGGTTCAGATGCTGCAAACTCGTCTTCGGTATCAACTGTTGGCTCCATTTCAGGTTCCATCGCAGGTTCAGCTGTTGGTTCTTCCATAGACGGTTCCTCCGCACCCATTGGCTCTTCAGGCATTCCTTCGCCTGTCAACATGGCTACGCCATTTGTTAAAGATTGCCGAGTGCCTTCTAGTGTTTGATAAAGTGATTCTAATGCTGGTTTCACTTGATCTATAAACCCTTGCGACTGTTCTTGACCTAATTCGTCACGGATTGCATCGCCAAGCTCGAGCATAGATTCGCTCTGCATTTCTGCGGTGTCTTCCATCCAACTTGTAATCCGGTCAACCATATCTTTTGCTGCCATTACTAATTCAGCTTTATCTTCTTCACCTTCTTTGACTATTGATTCTGTTTTATGTTGTGGTAAGCCTTTATGCTTTGTACTTGCAAAATCTTTTAAGTCACCTTTTTTCATTTTTGCCATTTCTTTACTTGCGCCTTTAAGTTCTGATTTAGGAATTTCGCCTTTTTGAGCTGCATGGGCAATACCAGCGGCCTGTTGTTGGGCTGTTGAAACTGCTTTTTCGTCAACTTTTTTGCTTTTGCCTTTGACTTTTGCAATTGCTTCTGGCTTAGACATTCCACTAGCCATCATACGAGCAATTTTTACATCATCGAAATCGTTATCTCCGTCATTGTCTTGATCTTCTTTTTCTTCAAGTGGTAATT